TCGCGCACGATTGCCGCGATGCCGGCGGCATCCGCCTTGCGCCGAACTGTGCCGCCGCCGACTTCGAGCGTGGGCATGTCGCGCACATAACGCAGCCGGCCGTGCGCGAACACGCTTAGAGCGCCGGTCAGTCCAGGGTCAACACCGAAAACTATCAAGCCTGCCTCCATCCATTGCCATCCGGCCCGCACGGCGAGTCCCACGCCCGCGCAATCGAGACGGCGACGTAGCCCCACGGCCGATTGCCGACGACGCGCGGCGATGTGCAGCAGCCGGTGAAGAACGGGCCGTCGCCGTTCGCGGCTTTCTGCCCGGGCGGCAGGTAGCGGATGCAGTCCTTGCACTCCCTAGCCATCGCTGCCGGCCTCGCGCTCGTAGTCGGCGCAGCGAGTGCGCGCGTCCCGGTTGTGCCGGTGGCACCAGATGCGCCCTCGGTCGTCATGCCAGTGGCACCAGCGGCAGGTGAGGCAGTCGGTCATGCCGCCTCCTTCGGTGCGCCATTCGCGCGGTTTGCCATGTCGAGGGCTGCCATCGACACTTGCTCACCGGCCGCGTGGCGCGCGAGAATCTTGTCCGCCCATGCCCGACTAGGCCCACGCCGTTTGAACGCAGCAGCGGCTTCGCTGATGGCCTTAACGGCGACATCCGTAGTCGATTGCGGCAACGGCAGTGCGACAGCCGGTGCATGCGCCCTGCGCTCGATGGCGCTGCGCTGGCAGGCGGCGACGAACTCCGGCAACGTCGGCGGCCATTCGCGGCCGGAGTCAATGCACGACTGCAGCGCATGGCGCAGCGTTTCAGCCTCGAAGCGCCCGAGCTGGTTGGCCCACATCGCTTTCACGGCATCGTGAGAATCGGCCGGGAACATCGCGCCGATCTTCTGCGCGCCCCATGCGGCAGCGAAGCGGGCAAACAGCGTTTCAATCCACGAAAGCGGCAGGCTAGACATCGATCACCTCGGAGCGGTTGCGGTTCATGCCGGCCAGGGCTAAGCCGGCTTCTGCGGCAGCGGAGTGCCGCGGCGGCGAAGCGCGGGTTGGCGGCCGATGGAACTCGCCGCGCACGAAATTCCGCCACGTTGCGGACCAGTCCGCCTTTCGGCCCTTCTGCCCAGGCACGCCGATCCAGTAGTCGCGGAACTTCTCCCGAAGCTGCTCGGCGTCAAGGTCGGGGCGCTCGCTCCTGCACCAGTCCAAGTGCTCCGCTGCTGGGAATCCATCGGGAATGCGCGAGCCGGATGGCGAGCGATTGGCGGCCTGCTTCGCTGGCGGCGCGCTCTCTATCCTTTGAATCCGGGAAGGGGAATCAGTAAGAGGGAATCCGGAATCAGTAAGAGGGAATCCGGAATCAGAGGGACAAGGGGCGCTTCTATTGACCCTACGTTGGATTGACGTTGACCCTACGTTGGATTGACGATGATCTTTGGTTGTATCGCCCTTGGCTGAGTTACACCGCTTGCACAACGTTTGCAGGTTGTCGTCGTCGTTCGTGCCGCCCGCGGACAGGGGAACGATATGGTCGAGCGAGAGCGAGTCTTCCGTTCCGCACTTCAGGCACTTGCGGCCGTCGCGGTCGAAGATCTCGTCTCGCTTTGCTGGCGAAACGTCGTATGCGTGCCTTGTGATTGCCGGCATTCCATCAGGTGGCGGAAGTTCGCTGGCCGCCTCCTTGTGATGAGGCATCTGGTGCTTCAGGAAGTTGACGATGTAGATGCACCGCACCCCCTGCGCAACGTACCGCTGGATGAACCCGGCCCGTTCCAGTTCGCCAAGCATCGCGTCGCAGTCCACCTCGTCATACGCGAACAACTGTGCCTTGATCCGCTTCGGCCGATCCTCGAGCCGGCCCTCCCTATCAGAAAGCGTCCACAAGCCGATGAACAGCAGCCGACCGAGAGCCGGGATTTCTGCCAGATCGTCGTTCGTGAAAAACGAGGGCTTGATGTTTCGGGATCGCGCCATTGGATTCAAGCCGTCGCGAAAAGATCGTCCTGCTTCGCAAGCGCAGCCTGCATGTTTCTAGCTGCCTGTTCGTAGTAGCTGCGCTTCAACTCGACGCCCACGAACCGTCGTCCCATCTCCAGCGCGACGTAACCCTCGGACCCGATCCCCATGAACGGGGACAGCACGATGTCATCCGGGTTCGTCCACAGCGCCACGCCGCGCCGGATGACTTCGAGCTGAAGCGGGCAGATATGCCGTTCGTCGTCATGCTCTCGGGCGCTGGTGTACTGCAGCGTGTCGGACGGATTGATGTCCATCCAGACCGGCGACGCGACCTTCTGCCACAGATCGACCGGGTAATCCTCGCGCGTGTGCGTGACCCGCTCGGACTCTCCAGGCGCGCGCATGGTGACGAGGTAATCCGGGATTCCCTGTCGGCACATCGCCGCGTTTTCGCGCACGGACTTGTGCAGCAGCCCGAGCGCCTTCGTGCGCTGCATGGCCGTCACCGGGTCTTTCCAGATGACGACTTCCGAGTGGTAGATGAAGCCGTGCTTCTGGAAGGCGCGGATAAGGTCGCCTCGGAAGTCCTTGAGCCCGATATAGCCGTCCCGTTGCTTGCTGGTCGGCATCAGCATGCAGTGGAACGAAACCTCTCTGCCAGGCTTCATCACACGCAGAAGCTCGGCTACCAGGAAATCAAAGTGCTCGAAGAACTCGGCATCGTTGCGCACGTTGCCCATGTCGCGCGGGCTGTTGCTGTACGTGTAGAGCGACGCGAACGGCGGGGAGAAGATCGAGTAGCCGATGGAGTGATCCGGCAGGCCGCGCAGCGCCTCCACGCAATCCCCGTTGATTGCCGTGTAGCGGTCGGTGACGACTTGATCGATTGCGTTCATGCTGCGCTCCTCATCCATGCCGGAACCTGGACGGTGCGGCTTGCGTTGTATTCGTTCGTTTCGCGGTGCGAGCCGGTAACTTCCTGCATCACGGCGTCCCGCGTTTCTGCGCCGAGCGCGTCGGCCATCATTCCGGCTTCGCGCTCTTTGCGTTTCAGGTTCGCAACGATGGAACCTTCGGCCTTGCTGGCGAAGATATGCACATGAACCTCGCGCTTCTGCCCGAAGCGCCAGCAACGGCGGACAGCCTGGTAGTAGGCTTCGTAAGAGTCCGTGACACCGACGAACGCCATGCGGGCGGCTCTTTGCATATTCAAGCCGAACCCGAGAATCGAAGGCTTGCTGATGATTACCGGGCGCTCGCCTTGCAGCCACCCCTTGATGCGCGACTCCTTGTCCTCTATGGAGTCAGCCCCGCGAATCGAGAACGCTAGGTTTCCGAACGCACGCTCTAGCGCGTCCTGCTCTGCATTCAGATCGCACCAGATGATCCATGGTTCAAGAGATACGCTATCGCTGCGCGTAGCAGAGCTGGGCTGTCCTTGAACTTCCCGATTCCACGATTGCAGTTCGCGCACAAGAGCCCGCGTACTTTGCCCGTCGTATGGCAGTGATCCACCATCGGGAAGTTCTTCGCGCCCGATGGAGCCGTCTTGCAGATCGCGCAGACCCCCTGCTGTTGATCCAACATCCCCGCATGCTGTTCCGGCGTCAGGCTGTACTTCCGCAGGCGCTGCGCCTTCTTCTTTTCCGGGTTGCTTTCCGCCCATTCCCGCACCGACGCTTTGTGCTGTTCGCGCCACTCCGCGTCCTGCGCGTACTTTTCGCGCCGTGCCGCATTCCGCTTCTCGCGCAGCTCCGGCGTCCTCCGGTTGAACTTCTCCGGGTTGGCCGCGTAGTAGGCTCGCATGTACTCCTTGCGCTGCTCCTTCCTCCGCTCGTAGCTGTCTTTCGCAGACTGAATGCGTCTCGCGCGAAGCTCCGGGTTCGCCGCCTCGCGAGCCTTCCGCGCTTCCTCGTACTCCGGCTTCCATGTCATTGGCGGCCCACTCCCCATAGATAAAGTTCACGCACTCTGCCACCCGCTGCTCCAAAGACGAGCGGCGCGCGTCCCTACGCTCGGTGAGCGTCTGAGCCTCTGCAGCGAACAGCATCCCGTTAAGCGGCGCGTCGACCTCCACCAGATGCTCATGTACGTTGAGCGCCGGGAGCCTGTAGGCCGAGTCATCGAAGCCAAGATCGGACGGACGGCGGATCAGCGCGCCCCACGAAACGACCCATCGCCAGAACTGCGCGCGTGCGTGGCCCTTGAGCCTCCAGACGGACGTATCGCCGCCGTCGTGCGTGAAGAACTCGGCCAGCATCTCGGCGCGCGTGCAGATGCCGAGGAATTCAGCGTGCGTGCCAAGCTCGGTCCAGTCGTTCGGCGCAGGTGTTGCCGTAGCAGGCAGGCGAAACGGCGTGTTGCGGAATGCGTCGGTCAGCAGCCGAAACGACTTCGCGTCGTGATGCTTGATGATGCTCGACTCGTCCAGTACGACGCCGCCGAAAATCTCCGGGTTGATGAGGTGCAGCCGGTCATAGTTGATGATGTTGATTCCGCGATCATCAACGTCCGATCCAGCCCTGCATACCTGGACGTGAATCCCGATCTGCCGCCCCTCGGCCGCCGTCTGATTCGCCACAGCCAACGGCGCGAGGATCATGACTGGCATGTTCGTGTACCGGCGGACCTCATCAGCCCATGCGAGCTGCATCCGCGACTTGCCGAGCCCGGTGTCCGCAAAGATCGCCGCACGCCCGCGCTTGAGCGCCCACCGAGTCAATGCGCGCTGGTGCGGAAACAGTGAATCAGGCAATCTCGGCTCCCCGTCGATTCCTGACGGCGGACGCAGTGCGAGCTTGTCGCGCACAAACGATTCGTAGGTTAGACTTCTCTCAGCCATTTCGACTCCTTCTCAGTCGGTAGTGGTCAGAAGGCCCGCCGTTCGCCCGGCGGGTTTTCGTTTACATGCGCCCAGGTTTCATAGGCACGCACTTTCTCGATGGTCCGAAAGTGGACCCCGAAAGATTCTGCAAGCTGCCTCGCGGTTTGCC